GGTTGACAACCAGCCTAAATCATCTCTAAATAGAGATTTCGGGGAACGCCCTGGCAGGTTTATCCTTGTACTCCATTCTCTAAAGAAAGTGAGCCTGATTCTTTTTAGCAGTAACTAGTACAAGAAGGATCATTTTGGTTAAGACCATAATCCAATAGCCTATACGACACATAATTTACATCTAGCGCTATAAGGAAGCGTATACAACCATCTAATAATTATCCGGGATATTAGACAATCCCATGCTTGAATTATTCTTCAAGTGGTTGGTAAGACAAGTAAGGAGTCAGTTTCCTTCTCCTTTCTTGAAAACTCCAAACCATATCAGAATAACTTTTAATATGAGCCTCAATTTCAAAATCTTTCAAATCAGTTGTTTCAACAATCTCTTTGAAGATTTTATACCATTTCTTATAAGTTTTCTCACCAAAGTGGAAAAACTTTAATAGAGCTCCACTCATTATTTCAAGCATTTGTTGTTCTCTCGTGATTGACTTTGATCTGACCCACATAGTTAAACTATCCGCTATGGATTGAAATTCTATGGGCGCCATTTGACATTCTAATACATCGTCATATCGAAAATACCTTTTCAAAAAGGTGGCCTCCGTGATCTTAATGTATGGTACGCTCTTAGCAGTCTTTTCAGCCATGGTATATCTGATCCCCATTTTCTCATAAGCAAAAACGAGTGATGTATGATTAAACCATGGTGCATAATCGACATTTACTCCCATTATATTATCATCACCATACACCATTAAACGAACATTCTCTTTAAAAGATTCACATTCATTTTCTGGGTTAAGTAGATAATAAGCATATCGGTTGTAAAGACAATTAACCAGACCGTTAAGTATTACTGTCAAGGCATTTCCCGAAGGATTTTTTCCAAAAAATTCAATCAGATCCCCATTAAAATCAGTGGTTGAGTAAATGAGATCTTCTCTAATACCATACAGAATGTTTTTGTCAGTGTCCTTAAAATTTCCAGATAACATTAATAGCCAGTCCAAAATATCAAAAACAGCGTGTAAAAATACTGCTTTCATTGTTTTATCATAGGCGCTAAAGTCACCCGCTATAATTCCATCGGTCCCAAAACATGTTAGGTACTGATAAACATCATCCCATTCTATAGAATCAACATTAATACCAACAGCATTCTCGAATGTATAACGATTGTTCTGTATAAATCGTACAGCTGCTAAATAATACTTTCTTGTTATAAAAGTACTATCAATTGAAGCCCCACAAAAAATTCGTGTCTTCTTAGCTTCAGCCTTAGCAAAGGAAATAGGTTCATCTTTCAAATGAGCCTTATATAGGAAGTGATATCTTTCACCTCGTTTATAACATTCAATTGCTTCATTTATACGACCTTTCAATTCATCATTCAAATCAACTGGATCTAACGTTTCACCAATAGGCGGAATGGCATGCATCATGTATTTCTTGCTTTTGTTCCATGGTGGACCTGCTGATGTGTTTCTATTAATTTTATCAATATACTTTACACCAGGTGCTCCATTGATTGTTTCAAAGTCAGTCAAAATATGTACTTGTTCTTTTAGCATTTCCATATCGATACTCCTAAGGATCTCCTTCTTGAAGCTCTCCTTTACAATATCTAAAATGTCTGTTCTAATAGGTGAATCACATTTAACCATGTCCAATAAACCATTACGCCACGGCTCCCAACCTTTCATCACTGGTTTAGTGACTTTGGGTATGAAGCCTAGTTCCTTAAAACGTTCACTAAGCATTGTTGGCTCCACTCGGGTTTTGGGTTTTGTCCTAAACTTTTTAGTGGATCCATACACATAAGCCGAACCAGTTTCTGCAAATCTGACGACTGATCGTTTACTCAAATCTCCCAATTCGAAGGAAGCGGTTTCAGATTGTAGCCGAGGATAACCTTCACTTATAGAGTTATCAAAGCGCTGTTCGCAAGCTCTAATTTCCTTTTCCGTGAACCTCACTGCTACTGGTCTGTGCTTATCAGCCAAAACGCAATGCATACCTGCAATCACAAAACCAAGTTCTGTTTCCAATACCAATGGTGCTCCACAATCTCCGTATTTCGTTTGTTCTCCTGATTTCATTTCAATACCACGCTCCATATTAATGTTGCATTTTGGAAATCTTACATCAGTCAAATGTTCACAACCTTTAAAATTGTTTACACTCAATTTACCATCAAAGTCTCGCACTTGGAGAAAACCAGGTGCTTTTGCTTCAAAGGAGTCCTTAATAAGATATTTTCGCAAATCCTTCTTGGGGGGTAAACACAATATCTGCACAAAGGCCAAATCATTAGTCTCATCAAAAAATAATATATCCTTTTCAGTTAAACATGTTTTGACGTTACCATTTATG